TGGTCAAATCCCTGCGTCTTGTCTGGCAACACGGTCCCCTCTTTGTATGTGTGTTTGCTGATACTATTTAACAGATTCTTACACTTGGGGTGTATGAACACCTGTCTCTCGTCCGAAGCGGAACACAACTTGGCGTTGACGGAATTGATCCTGTCCCTGACCGCCATGTGCCTTGGTGGCACCTTGCAGATGAATCCCGAATTCATCAGGATGCTCAGATCGGTCTTACCACCCGCTGATGTCTTCCTCTGCTTGGACGCTGGATCTGGATACACGAATATCTTCTTGCCCGGATAGCGCCTGTGTATCTCCTGACACATCTCTTCGGTGTTTGAACTCCAGATCTGGATCTCGTCCATGATGTAGATACAGCCATTCTTGATGTAGCTGACCACCGCGGCCATTGGATCAAGGTTGAAGTCCATGCCTATGTGGATGATGTTGTTGTCTAGGGGTTCATCAAAGTGTTTGACATTATCGCTCATTGAGAAACCGTAGTAGATTATGCCTGAATATGTCTCCCAGGTGGCCTGGTATTCCTGCCTGAATGTCTTGGCGTCCAGGTCCCTCTTGGCCTGTTCTATCTCGCCAGCATCAACGAATCCACCATCAATGGTGGTGAACTGATAACTGCTCCAGTCCTGTTCGCTGGGATCCTGACCCCTCTGGTATAGGTCGTGGAACCAGTTCATGCCCTTGGGTGTGCCGGCGAACATGGCCAGTCCCTTGGTGTCTGAAAGTGTGGGCCTCAGCACCTCCGTCCATGCGGTCTCCTCTATGTCCGCACTCTCGTCCATCACTATGAAGTCAATACCCACACCCCTCAGTGAGTCCTTGTTGTCAGCACCCCTGAGGCAGATCCTTGACTTGTTCTTGAGTTCTATGGTGAGTTCTGCCTCGTTGACCTTCTTGATCCAACGCAGGTCTTTCAGTATCTCTTTTAGTTTGACCCAGGCTATCTGTTTGGCCTGCCGGTATGATGGTGCCACATACCAACACACACGTCCGGGTATCCTGGCGTGATAACACAGTTCCCTGATGGCCAAAGTGGTCTTACCAAATCTACGACCAGTGACCAAGACCCTGAACCTGGCTGTGTCATCCGCTACTTTTCTTTGTGGAGGTGAAAGTTTCAATTGATTATAATCCTATAATTTGTTATATTTACTCAATGGCTAAAGCATACAATATAAAACGAAATAATAAAACAGATTTCTTTGATAGGATTGAAATATTACCTAATGGATGCCACCAATTCCAGAGTTGGCAAGATAGGGACGGTTATAGACAGTTCAGATATCAAGGCAAGGATTGGAAGGCCCATAGATTGGCAGTTGTGTTTGATGGTAGGGATCCTACAGGCAAATTGGTTTGCCACAGTTGTGATAATGTTTGGTGTGTGAACCCTCAACACCTATGGATAGGAACCAATTACGAAAACAGATTGGACAGTGTGAAAAAAGGTAGAGCAAGGGGTAGGCGTAGCCATCCCAGCCTGATCAGAGGCCAATTCAAAAGATAGAGATTACTTCTCCTCCCAGGGTAAGGGTGCCGTTGACTCTTCGTCAGTTGGTGAATCCTGTTGGCCCAACCAGTTCTTGCCCAGGAACATCAGCATCCTGGCGTCGCCCGCCAATGCCTTCTCAAACTGTGCCCGCCTCAGGCTCTTCTTACCTTCAGCCCGGCCCTTGTCTATGAGGTTCTTGAATCTCTTGTTGAGTGTGGTCACTGAAGTGCCAACACAGTCCGCTATCTCCTCGTAGGTGCAGTGCATTGATGCCAGTTTAAAGATCAGGTCATGATCCAGTTTGTATGATTTCTTCTGTGCGTCCATTATAGATGTTTCTCCCCTATCACTATCCTGAACCTACGGACGTCTGTGTCTCCGTCTGATGTGTTAATCGTGGTGTCAATGTTGTACACGTTGCCTGTTGTGCCTCCTGTGAGCCTGATGTTGACCACCGCACCTGATACCACCACGTCAGTGGCCGCGTCAGTGGGCAGTTGTAGTGGTGATGCGTCTCCAGTGATTGATTCAATTGACACTGATGCTGTGTTGATCGCGTCATTTGAATTAAGGTAGTCCGTGAAGTCTAGTCCGTATTGTATGTTAGCGTCGGGGTGTTTCTCTATGAACAGTCCCTTGTTGTCCCGTTTGAATCCTGTTAAGTTGGCCATTATAGTTCCGTCCTCACTCTTGGGATACTGCTTTGATTGGTGAATATTGGTTTGTAGATTCGTAATGCTCTGGTCTCTTGTGGCACTTTGTATCCTCTGGTTTCTGTTTCAATGTTATTTACACGAGTTTCCTGTAAAACGTCAATCAACCTCGTTTCCTGTATTGGCAGTAGGGTCCTCAGTTCCTGTTTGACCTTGATAACGTTCCAAGGATCAGCGGGTATGATACGTCTTCCTACGGCGAACGTGGTGTTGAACGCACTCAATGACGCACCATCAGTGTAGAAAACATTACCATTCGGATCAGTGGTCCAAATGCCTAATACTTCTTTGGTTGGGTCAAATCTAACGTTGGCGTACTGTGTGGTGGTGATCCTTGCGAGCAGATCTTTCACAGCGGGGAAGCCAAATATCACATTACCGTCTTGGTCAGTGCTGAACTCAAGGTCAATTGGTTCAACTGTGGCTGAAAACAATACATTACCATCCTGCTGTGTGCTGATGATGATGTCGTATGACGCCGGGTCAGCGTTCCTGATCCTGGTGTAATCTGATTCAATGCTGTAGGCCGCGGCCATAGTTGACGTGCCACCAAATAGCAGGTTGCCGTTGACCTCCGTGCTGGCCACCATGGGTGCCTCTTGTAGTGATCCACCAAACAACAGACCAGCATTTACTTGAACTGTTGAAAGTCTCGTGAATGCTATCAGCCCCGGGTGCCACTGTGCCCCATACCACTCATTCCAAGTCCTGTCAATGAATTCTGATTCAGCGAAGTCATCCCAAGTGTAGTCATCCTGATATGGCTCACCCAGTCTGTCAAACTTGACACCTCCCACACTGATCTGCGTGGACACTGAGTCCAGTGTTGGTGTGCCCCTGTAAACCGCATTACCATCCTGTGCGGTGCTGGTGTTTATGGCGATGCTGTTGGTGATGCCGTATGTGGTGTTGCCGTTGACCGTGGTTGCGGTGGTGCTGTTGATGTCAGCTGACCCAAACTGTTTTAGTCCTCCAACGGTGGTGGTGGTGAATGAGCTGGTCAGTGTGGCAGAAGCGAAATCAAAATCCTCGCCGTCTGCTGTTAGTGTGAATGTGCTGACCAGTGTGGCCTTGGCTATGTCAAGCTCGCCCTCTGCCTGTATGGTGAATGTGCTGACGAGGTCCAACGCCTCCAAGACATAGTCCTGGTCCACGTAGCCCTGTGGTGTAAAATAATCACCTTGACTGGGTGTGGGTTGAGTGTATGATTCGGGTGTGTAAAAACCCTGCCCAACGTAGATGTTGGGATCTATACCTATGCCTTTCAAGGCCATTGGCTAACCTCCTGTTGGGATTACGCCAAGCTCACTGTCAAATTGCCTGAACTCACTTGGAAAGTGTCCCCGGAGAGCACTTCCTTGGCATTATCCAACTGTCCATAGAACAACACGTTGCCTGATCCCACTGTGGCGTTGTCAACGATGGCTATACAGGTTATGGTTGAACCTGACCCCGCCGCGTTGTCGTAGTTGGCAGTGGCAGTGTTGAACGTGATGTTTGCGTCTGTGGTTGCTGAACCACCTGAAGCCGCCGCGAACGACGCCTCTATCCTTGAATAGTCAGTGCCCGAGGTCGTGATCTCGTAGTATCCCCAGTTGCCCGCGGTCGCCGCCGCCGTGCCTGCCTCCAAGGCCGCTAACACGTCTGATGCCGTGCCTGAAAACAGGGCTAGCCTCAGTGTGGTTGGTTGTGTGTATGCCGTGTTCTTGAGCACGTGATCCAATACTGAATCCTCTAAAAAATTGCTGGCAGCACTCATAATTTTCTTCTCCTTAATTAAGTTTTTGTGTCAATGTTTGTTATAACACAGATATTTATTGGTTATGTTGAAACTTTGGTCAGTATGGCGTAGCCCTCTAGGCTACAACCTGTTCCTCCAGCACCAGTGATCTCCATCGTGTAGGTGCCCGCCACCAATTCCAGTGCCAGCACTAGACCAAATGGACCATTGCCTGATTTTATGGTCGTGCCACCGTTGTCCTTGAGTATGGCACCTGTGGCTATACCGCCGCCACCTAATGCCGTGTTCTTGCTGAAATACAGTTCAAAGAAACAGGTGCTTGTTGTGGTGAAGGGATTGCCTGAAGTCAGCAGGCCATAGGGATCCGTGCTGTTGCTGTTGTCATTGAGACCAAAAGTATCTCCACTATTGAAACTGTCACTGAACACGCCAAACGCCTTCTGTTGTATGGGTGCCAACTCAAATCTTGCGTTAGCGGTGCTGTACACCAAGGTGTCTTGGTCGCTGGGTGTGGTGATGTTGAACATGTCAATGATCTTGTTGGTGTTGTCAATGTTGTCTTTGATGTCAGCACGTGCCAGTCTGGGCTTGTCTGATCCTGAATCCACGTTGCTGGTTGATGCTTTGGTAGTTGGCCAAGTTGGCATAATCCGTCCCCTAGTTAAATTTAGTTATCTTCACCACCACGTCAGCTGACGTCTCTGATCCCACGCTGACGTTGCCGGGTAGCACTATGGTTGATCTGTTCTCTAACACAGCCAGTTCAATGTCTGTGAAGACTTGTTGATAGAAGCCCCAATACTTCCTGGTGTCGGCACTTATGCCAGTGCCCTGGGTGAAATACACGAAAGGTTTGTTGAATTCGTCTTCGTAGGAAGACTGCGGTCCCCCCAAACTCTGGCACTCTATGAAGTATTTGCCTGGTGCCAGTGAAAATGCCTCGCTGTTGCTACTCAGTCCCACTATGTTGTTGGGATCAAACTTCTCCTCAAACACATACCTAACAAGATAGTTGGGTGGTGAGCCTGCTATGGTGGTGGCACCGTCTGATATGAATATGGCCTCTGATAAGGGCTGTTGTGGCACGAACGTGCCAGTGCCTGAGTCATAGGACAAGATGTCATTGAATGACGATGACGAGATGTCAAACGTGTCTATGATGGCGTTGACGTTGTCTATGTCCTGTTTGATCTGTGGCCTTGACAGATTGGGATTGTCAGTGCCTTGATCTATGCTTGTGGTCGTGGCCTTTGAGCCTGCGGGCCATGTTGTCATATGTTATCCCCTTGTTATTATCCCACCATTGCTATTTTGAGAAAGCCAACTCCAACAACAACAGTTTCATGTATATTTGCTCAAGTTGTCTGCGTTGAGCGGTGTTGTCTGTGTTGTTGATCCTGTGCCATATTTGATCAAGATCAATGTTGGCATGAGATTTACCTTGCTTGTCAGGCGTTGTCTTATGTTCCTTCATACTCGCTGTTCATCCTGGCGATGGCCGCGTCATGGTTCACACCTGATGTTATTGCCTGCCATGTGCCATCCAATTGTTCATAGAAACGCAGTCTGATCCTGCTGATGACAAAATCCTCACAGTTCATGTTGGTGCTGTTGTCAAACACCAAGTCCAGAAGACTGTTGAAGTCTGCGTGCTCAAGTGTCTGTGTCACATTAGCGGCTGTTTGGTACTGTGCTCTAAACATTATATGGTCCCTCCTGATCCTGGACCATCAGTCAAGTTTGTGAAACTACCAGTGCCCCTTGTCCTCTTGGTCAGAGTCACTGTGTCTGAACCACCATTTTGTAGATCAGTGCCATCCCAATACAGAAAAAGGTGAGGTTGTGTTGCCCCTGCGGCGGTGGTTCCTGTGCTGGTTGGCTGAACGAAACCATCAGTGTTTGCTGGGTTGTAAAATCTCCTCCTCACTGATTGATCATGGAAATCCAAGAATTCATTGTATATCCACATTGGACCGCGGTGTAGGCCTGGACCAATATTGTTGATGTCACTCATTGAGGTCGTTGGTGTGCTGTTGTAGAAGCCCATGTGGGCGGTAGTGAAGTTAGTTGACAGAGTGGTCACGCCTGTGCCTTGGCTTTTGTTGATATTGAATTGTGTGTCTGCCACATAGAGGGCCTCATGGTCATTGTCTGCTGATGTGCCCGCACTTGTGCCATTGGTACCTGTGCCATGGTCTGATTGACAACTCATCATCACACACTGCCAACTGCCATCAAAGGTGAAAGTGGCCTGTTCGGCGGCAGTGCCATATCCCCTGCCTTCAACTTCAAATCCAGTGGCGTCGCCTTGTTCAGGATCCCTGACCATGTGTTGCCAACCCCTGGCCGCTGGATTGAATTTTATCCTCACTTCACCATCTGATACACTTGTACCGTCTTTGACCATTTGGAATATTGTTGAACCTGAAGTGCCATCCTGGAAGTCTGTGACCCCATCGGCCCTGACCCACATCACCACACTTAGGTCACTGTCTGTGTCAAAATCTATGTTCTCAATTGTGTGACCTGCCAAGTTGTCTGTGGCTATTGCGTTGGTCTGTCTGAACGCACCAGCGGGTGCCGCTGAGGCCGCCGCTGTCTTTGATAATATTGATCTGCCTAGTCCTAGTGGCATATTGCCTCCTGTGTGTTATGCGGCGAACGCCTGTGCTAGGTTGCCCAGGTAGTTGGTGCCGTCGTTGAATATGGTTATGACATCTATGGCCGCCGGATCTGTTGACAGCGTTGGTGTTCCGCCCGCGAACTTGACCGCTGTTGAACCATCTGTTCCAAATGATGCGGTCCTTGATCCAGTGCCATCCTGTGTGATGATCAGTGTGGCTGTCTGTCCAGTTCCCAGATTTGAGATGTTGAATTCAGTGTTGTGGCCCAGTGTGATCTTGTGGACTGGTGCCAGGCCGCAATCAACGGACACCGTGGTGTCTGACGTAAGTGTGTTGATCTCTTCCCTGTATCTCTCCAGTGATCCCACCCTTGACTTGGCGGTGTCGCTGGCTGAATAGAATGCGTAGTTGTTTGTGCCTGCTGTGCCTTCTGCGTAATAGGCATATAGATTGGTTATCGCTGACGTGCCTGATCCATCTTCATCAACATATGCGTCAGCATAGAAACTGTATCCGTTGGTTATGGTCTTGTCGCTGGTTCCGTTGCCTTCAACGTAGATACCACCCTGGACTGCTGTCGCGTCCGTGACTGTGATATTCTGTGTGGGACTGGCAAAGTCCGTGATGGCCGCCGATGATAACGTTCCACGCATATTCTGGAGTGTGGCCGCGGTTGAGCCGTTTGAGTTGATAGCGACCGCCGCGGCGTTGATACCGTTTGGTCCCCTGCTACGGCCTATATTCGTGTAATTGTTGCCGTCCATATCAACCGTTGATTGGGTCAACAATGCCCTTGGTCTCCAGTTGCTGTTTGAACTTGATCCGTTGGTCAGTTTATTGCCAAGGTGTAAAGCGTGTCCATACTCACGACCCACCGTGTCAGCATCCACTGAAAGGTTTTCAAGACTGGCCGCGAATCCCTTGATCCTGTCGGGGGTTCCATACCACTTGGTCCAGAGGGTTTCATTTGATAGACTTTCAACCACCTCTACCCTGCCCGTGCCGTTGCCCGTGAGCAGTAGCGTGTCGTTGGACCTTGTAGTCTTGATCACGTTGTCGTCAATCGTGATCGCGTCGTTGGCTATTGATGTCGTGGCTGTGAGACCGCCAGTGATGGCCAGTGTGCTACCGTCAAATGTCAAATTTGCTTCGCCATCCAGTTCCGTGGTGGTTGAACCTATCGTGGTCAACCTGTTCTCCGCTTGGTTGTTGAGTGCGGTGATCGTGCCTGATGCCGTGCTGGCTATGGTTATGGTGTCTGATGCGGCGTCTGTGGTTATGGTTATGTCGTTGCCACCAACCAAGGTCAAAGTGTCCGTGGTTGCGTCCGCCACGATGTCGTCCTGCGTGGCCACTGATATGGTGTTGAACACGTTCTGTGATTCTGATGCCGTTATCGTGAGCGTGTCGCCGCTCAATGCGGTTGATATGCCAGATCCACCCGCGACGGTTATGGTCTTGTCATTGGTTACCTGTAGTACCGTTGATGAATCGTCCGCCAGCCCCCATGAACCATCCCTGAGGTTGATCAGGTTGGAGTCCATCTCCGCGTGTGTGAGTGCGGATGCTTTGTTTAGGTTGTCGTCTGTGACTGATGTTGTGGTCTCCGATCTGGTGACCAGTTTGGCTTTTGGCATTGGATCTAGTTCTCCTATGTAAATTGTTGTAGATATTTATCGCTACACGTTGTAGTAGGGTATCTGATATTCAGTGCCGTTTATCTTGACCTTGACGTATCCCACAGGATTGGCCGTCGGGGCGGAAGCAGAACCATTTGAACCTATCGTGGTGCTGGTGGCTGTGGCGAGATTGATCCTGCCAGTGCCTTTTGGTGCCAACTTCACTTCGCTGTTGGTAAGCACTATGCCATAATTGCCACCTGCGTATCCATCAGTTGTGAGATATATGTATTTTGAATCAGCCACGGTCAGTTGGGCGTTGCCACCACTGGTGCTCTTGGTCATGCTCAAGAAAGGTTCGTTGTTAGTGCCAACGTCTGTCCAATCCGCACTGTTTGGTGCCAAAGCCAGCCTGGATGATGTGGGCAAACTGGTTATGAAGTTGTCAACTTTGACAGTGTCGCTGTTGAGCACAACATCCCCCGTGCCAGAAGGGTCCAGTGTGAGGTCAGCGTTGGAAGGTGACTGAAGGCTTGACCCGGTCGCGGTGAGATCACCAAGTGTGGCCGTGACGGGGGCAAATGATAGATTGCCAGACCCATCAGTTTTGAGGTATTGATTGGTGGAACCATCCGAGTTTGGAAAACGGAGGCCAGAAATCACTACATTGCCTGTGCCACTGGCAGACAACACGAGGTCATCGTTGCTACGGTTGGCGGCGATGGTGTTGTCACCTATATCCATGCCGGGCAAGGTCAGATTATTCTTGATCACCACCGATCCCGTGCCATTCGCTGACAGTTCTAGGTCATCATTGGACCTCATGGTGGTTATGAGATTGTCTTGTAGTTTGATCACTCCACCCAGGGCGGCCAGATCTCCCACCTGCAACCATTTGCCATTGGCATATTGGATCTGTATCTCGCCATCTTGATTATCTGTGAGCCTGATCCTGTTATGGAAACCTAAATTCTGTGTGCCACCTCCCCTATTGACCGACGCACCATTCTGTATGTCAAAATCTCCTTGGCCATAAGCGGCATTGATCCTGACATTGGTGTTGTCCTGTCCCACGTGTATCGTTTTGCTGTCAAGATGTACGAATTGGTAGTCGCTGGATCCATCCGGACCTGGTTGAATCAGGATGTTCTGATTGTCGTTAGTGGTCTTGATCTCAAAACTTGTTGAGTTTTTGATTTCCGTGGATGATATGGAAAAATCTTGCACATTGACCTCTCCTGTGCCATTGGCCACCAGGCTGAGATCATCATTGGTGGTTATCGGACTCAGGGTGGTGTCATTGACCTGTAGATTACCTATGTCACCTCCACCTCCCGTGATTGAAACGGTGTTGCCTGACACTGAAGCACCCGAGAACGTTATGGTCTCTCCGGCCTCTATGTCCGTTGAGGTTGTGCCATCTGATATGGCGAATGATTGGTCCCTGAGGTTGAAGAAGTTTGAATCCGCTTCCGCGAATGACAGTTCCGAACCCTTGTTTAGGTTGTCTGAACTTACGTTTGATGTGGTCCTCTCACGAGTTGTGAGCTTGGCTTTGGCTGGCATGGATCCGGTTCTCCTTGTTGTTTGTGTTATTTAACGGTGATCACTATCTGGCCCCGTGCTTCATCACAAGACATCAGCAGGTTCCACAGTTCATGGTCGTGTTGGTCCAACAACGCCCGGTTCTGGACCTGCACCACGGCGGCTATCTGCCAACCACGGGTGGCGTCATAGAACTCAGTGCGGGTCACGGTCTCGCCCGGCCAGTACTGACGCACCAGTTGTGCGGGATCGGTGGCCAGACTGGTCTGGTGATGGAACGTTATGGTCTTCACGTGTGTTCAAACAGCCGCTGTGCCGGCGTGGCGCGGTACCTCAGTCGTGCCTCTATGACCTCACGCATCAGCATCACGCACCTCCACAGGTTGGTGTTGTTGTTGGTGGTGCGATCTGACTCACGCTTCTGCCTGATCCAGAACGGCTGGCGATTGGCCACCTCACGCACCCAGTCCCTGAGTCCGTCGTCCCAGTACTGGTTGTCGCGTGCGAAGGTGATCATGTCCGCCACCGCCTGCTCGTCCATCTGGTCCAGCAGACGCCAGATCTGGCGATCACGCTTCTGTGGTTCCCCGTGTTGTTCAATGTGTTGTTGTAGCCGTTCGTGTATGTCAGCTATCAGTGTCATGGCGTCGTCCGTCATGTGTTGCCTCCTTGTGTTGTTGTCGTAATCTCTGGTTCCTACGTCGTGTGCGTGTGATCTGCTGACGCTTCAGCCTCTCCGGCTCGTACACCGCGTCGTGCAGGCTACGGATGAACTCCGCGTTCTGTTTGATCCTCTGTTCTTCAGTCATGCCTGGTGCCTCCGCCACGTCTCCAGTCACGGCCCCTCTGCTTGGAGCCCAGTCCCTTGGGTTTTATGCGCCTTTTTCCCTGGGTGCTCCTACGCATGGATTGACCCCTGTTGACCAGGTGAACGTTCCAGAGATGCCATCCCTCATCGGTGTCAATGCGGGCCAGGTGCAGTGCGGCACCATCCCTGCCACCCCATCTGCCGGCGGCGGTCTTGTAGATGTCCAGGTAGTCCTCCCATGGGATCGTCCACTCCTGGTGCCAGAATCTGGCCTGTGCCTGTGCCCTGAGCCAACGGTAGTAGTGTCGCCTGACCTCGGGATCAGGTCCGGTCCGCCAGGTTGAGGGTCCACCCAGGCCTGGGAACGGGTGGTCTGGGTTGTCGCGTAGCCA